GGCCCGATTGGGAGCCTGCTGCGTGCTGCCTACTCTTCGACTCTGCAACGCATAACGCTGCATCATCCCCGCGTAAAACGCCGCCTTCAAAACATCGTCCCTGATTGACGCAACCCTTCCATCTTTCCGATGATACGAACGACGCTCATCAAAATACTCCGAACACGTCGAAAAAACCTTCAGCCGCCCCGTCTGCTCTCGCTCATTGAATTCTTGAATAATCGGCTCCTGCGCCTGTGAACCACCCTTGTCCTTATCGTACCTAGCGGACATAGGCAACATATTTACATGATTGTCAGTGTACAACTTCCAAAGCATTTGCGGCATTTTATTCGTGCCGACATCTTTCCGGTTCATTCCGTCGTGCGGCCATGCTGTAGGAGTATGCGGGTCGGTAGAATTCACTGCTGCGGCGTGAGTCGCTATATTCGCCCCGCTTTGCCTCCACACCTTGTAGATATACCAAACGTCTTGATCGCGGTCTATCGCAAGCCAAACGCACCCTGCGGGGTGATCGATGCCGAAATCTACACCCTTTATCTTGAACCAATGAGACGGGATTTCAATCGGATCAACCTTGATGGAATCCTCAGAAGCGAAGAACACGCGCCCCTCACCCATCATCGGGACACCCTTAACACGCGCCTCTCGCTCGTGATCGGGATACGCCGCCTCAAGCCGCTTACGATCTTCCGGCCCCAAATGCGGTGCATCCTCCCATGTCGCGCCCCGTAAGTACGTTCCCGGTCGCCCTTCGGTAAAGTGCCGAACAAGGTCCGTTTCACCAAGCAATGGGGTGAACGTGACCAGAATAATCCCCTGCGAAGTCAGAATCCTCGTTTGAGCCTCAGAGTAAATCCTTTTTTCATTAGCGGTAGTTCCGTCCGGTTCTTCATCCAGCCACACAACTTCAGGAGCGGTTCCCTGCCACTTTCTCCAGCCCTGGTCATACGTCTTAAACACAATCTCAGACACGCCGCCGGAAACATGACGCACCTTTAATTTATCAACCACGTCTGAGACGCCCGCCTGACGCATCTGAGGCTTGCCGACAACTAAAGACTTGGCGACATACCCTGTACCCAATTCCTCGCCTGTGCCGCCCAACAGCGCCTTCTGGACGATATCACGGGACGCTTCGTTAGTGACAGACCCGCACCAGATCAACACGGGCTTAGAAAACCGCTTCCCCTCCCACCAATCAGGATAGACCCCAGTTGCATGCATGGCGCATTCCGCAGCGGCAGATAACGTTTTACCTACCCTGTTGGCGGCCATCAACATACGTTCCGGGAATTCGCCGCCCGCTTTATGGAATTCCTTCTGCCAGCCGTAGGGTCGATATTGGCTAAGAAGCGTCACGCGCTTGACTTCGCCCATCGCTAAGGCCGCTTGAAGACCGCTAGAGAACATCGCTTTTCCACCCCCTATAAACTTGACGATCATTTTTATGACACGTTTTCGGCTCGTACTCCTTACGGGGTGCCTTGCCGACGCACGGGTGCCGGTGCTCCATGATAACGTCTGGGAGATACCGCAACACACCACGACGCCTTGCCAGAACCGTCCACACAGTATCGGCGTAAAGCATCTCTAACCCAGGCAACACCAACCACCCCTGCTCACGCACAAGATCACCGCCAATGACAGGATGAGTGGCTAACTTTTCTCCGTGGACAAGATCATCGCCATACGCCACGCCATCGTCACCAGCAGCCGAAACAAGCTTCTTCTCCCAGCCAACGGATCCCGGCACGACATCATCACCGATAAACCCATAGAACGGCTCATCAGGCAACGCGTCGAACGCATCACGGAATATCTCACACACCGGACGCCTATCACGAACTATCAAATTCCAACCGTCCGGGAACGGCAAATTCTCGTACTCCCCCAACTTTGGATCATCCGAATCCACACCAACCCACCAGCTATAGCCGGTAGAGCACAGGTCAATCAACCGCAACACATTATGTGGGCGACCGCGTGTCGGCATGATGAACATCAGCACCAGTGCTCCCGTGTCCAGTCTTCGACTTCATGAGGTTTTGGCTTTCCATGGAAGCAAACCACACGGGCGTTTTTTGGTTTTCTCTCCAGATATGGGCCACGCGCCCCATTCGGCTTATAGCTGACAACTTGCCCCGGCAATACCGTCTGCCACTTATTAGGCTCCGGCACCACCCGATCAAGAAAGTCACCGTCACCGCCAAACTCTCCCATGATCCCGTGAGCATTCTCATAAAAATCCTTCCACATCGGCACACGATCATTCAGCATCATCACCCCGGAATTAATGGCCTTTGGGGAATAAAAGTCCTGTAAAAACGTATTGTCTTGGACCGCCTGGATATCTTTCAAGTTGCCGGTGATTATCGTATCCAGATCAAAGTACAGCACACGCTTACCAATAAAAACATCGTGACGAAAAATCTCCATCTTAGACCACCACCCAGGCCATGAATAACGCAACGGGATAACCCTGACACCGGGGATATCCATGTCCGATAGCGCCACAAACGGCGCTGGTGTATCGAGATGCCGGCTCACCGACCGGAACAACTTCTGTGCATATTCAGCCGTGTATCGGCCACCAGAACGCAGCACACAAGCGACAACTAAATCAGTCATACCGGGTGCCATAAGGTTTTATCAATAAAGGAATCCGCCACTGTTTTATCAAATGCCAAATCGCAATAATCAAATGCATCACGCAGACTACGATAAACGCCGCTCACAACGGCGTCTGAATCAACATCGATACCATCTATTGAATCCATGATGTCTCGCCCCTCCTCAATAATGCGAATTACCTCATCGTTATTCATGCGTGCATGAAGCCACCCACAGCGCTGATACGATGCAAGCACCGATTTAACCGGACGTCTGACACAAATAAAACGCGGCGCGAATGCGCTCAGCAACGAATGCCCATGCGCACCCAACTTCATTAACCAAGGGCCGCTGCCGTATCCCTGACCCCCGATTAACTTCTGAAGTCGCAGACGAACAGTCTCATCGACCGGGTTGGGATTAAATATATCAGGTCCTAGGACGTCCTTACTGAACACCTTTAACTCTTCGTTTTCAAAATAACCTCTTGGGTTAAAAGCGTCAGCCGGTCGGACCGGCCCTGTCCAGACCCCGTGATGTGCGAATATACCGGCGATCATAGACGACCCAGATCGACCTGTTGTCAATATCACGATTGGCTCGTACACCTTAACAAATCCTTCGAGCGGCCTGACATGCTTCGGACCTTTCCCTGGAAGAAGGGTAATGCCTCGGCAACGTAGGTGTCTTGCGTTTCGATTGTGAAGTTCGACGCCTTGCGGCCATTAAACAGTTTGTGCCCCACTGGCGGATCGTAATAATGACCAGAATCATCCCACGGGATGCCAGCCAAAAGGACATCATCGTACCCCAAAGCGAGGCCCACAAAACAAGCCACAAGACCAGAGCTACCTCGTCCGTGAAACGGCTAGACAATCTCAGCGCCCGTTCGACTGGGGTAGTTCGTGTGAAACTTAATATCCGTGCCGTGAACGATTCGATGACTGTCACGTCGCCCCCCTGACCAGCAGCTCAGTTTAGGATCATCGTTAGAATACCAATGGCGATAAGCCCCAGGATAATGAGTGCCCATATCGTTGACAACCATAGTATGGCAGTCAGAGATAAAGGTCGTATCAACATTTCTCAAATCCTCCCAAACACACCGTCCGGTGCCGACGATAAGCAGATTTCCCGAATAACTCCCTGCGATATCCGGCATGGGGCAGTCGGTCAAGCCCATGTCGGCTTCAAGAACTCTCATACGTTTTCCAAAACCCCCCGCCAAGAAGCCGAAATATCCATCGCACCTGTCGTCCAAGTTGACACCTTAATCGTTGATAAGGGTTGCAGTTTGACCGGCACCAAAAAAGGCAGCCACCCCGTAGAGGTGTCCTTGCTTTTAGCCACGTCAATGAACTGGTATATCCCTGGCAAGTTCTCTGAGCTGGGGATATGTGTAGA